TCTTTGGGTCAGACGCAAAAATTCATTCCGTGTTGCTGGATTGTCAGCTAATGACTTGGACAACATCGCCAATTCATCCCGTGCTTCAAACGACAAGTCTTCTAAGCTCATAATTATCCCCTATTTGATTTATATAACTTTCTTTCCGTCACCAGGCTTCTGAACAGCCATCTTGTTCTTTGGTCCTGTCTTCGCTGCGTTGCTCAATCCACCCATGTGAGCATAACGTGGGGTGTTGTGAACTACGCCATTTTGTTGAGTATCATCTGTTGGGCGACGAACTTGGTTAGCGCCTCTTGGTTTGAATAAGTCCATGATTTATCCTTTACATTTGTGGGGGTTGAGGACCACCAGCGCCAGCACCAGGCATAGGTGGCATATTTGGTACAACAGGTGCTTGTGCCATTGCTTGTCCAGCCGGTGTGCCTCCACCAGCTTGCGGCAAGTTTTGTAGCATCTGAATAATTTCAGATTGTTGCAATTCCTTAGTCTGCGCTTTGCGAGGACCAAGAAGCCCCGACAGAGTACGGAGGGCTGCTAAAGCCTTCTGTCCTTCTGGGGACTCACTACCAAGAGAGGGCAGTGATTGTTCAATTAAATCCATTGCTAGTCCGATGTTCACAAGAGCGCCTTCACGGTTGCCCATCTTAGGCTCAGGTGTTGACATAGGTGAGGACATTGGAGGAGTAGTCTGGTCAGACATTCCTGGCATTGCTTGTCCAGGTAATGCTTGAGGAGTAACTGGTGGAGCATCAGGCATTGCGCCTGGGGCAGCTCCAGGAGCGCCGGCTCCCTTCTGTTGGTTCTTAATTAACTCCATCATTCTGTCAGGTGGCGTACTCATAATCATCCTTAATTATCTGATTAAACTGGATTAGAACCCAGTTGAAGTAACTTTGTCAATAAGTGAGGGGTCAATATTTTATTTCCCGGCCCCCCAGGGAGGTTTCAGTCTGGACTGAAGTATCAATCGGGAGCTAGTCCCGATTAATTACTTGCGAGCCTTACGACCTTTACGTGTACGACGTGCCATGTGAATTTCTCCTAATAGCAGCGGCCACCTACTTCAGAGGGGAAGCAGCCACACCCTATTCCTTTTACGGAATTCTAACTCCGCGCTGATTCTCTAGCCTTGCTCTGCTTACGAGCGCTAGGAGACCTTATCCCCGTAGTGCGGTACTGCAATGTTCCTGGCTGTTGTCCACGAGCCAATGACCGTGTTGTTTGTAACGGTTGGTCAGCTTTAGGAGCGACCGGTTCTTTACTTGCCATTATTCTCCTCCGCCTCCAGCATCCACCTTCCCAGGATTGCCATCAGCTTCTTTTTTAGGATTCTCTAACTCTCTCTTCTTTAATCTTTCCTTCAAGAGCTGCTTCATTGGCGGCTCTAACAAGTCAAGTAAGGACTCCTTATCTATAGCTTGCGCTTTAAACAAGTTGAAAGCAAGCTGACGCAAGTCCTCTGTAAAGATAGGACTATTAGAATGAGCATCAACTTTGACAACATAGTCCTTTGTAAACTGTTCTGCAATGAATTTATTATCATACTCATCAACAAAGTGGGTATTGTCATACGCCTGCATGAGCTTCAAGTAGAGAGTTGCGACCTTCTCAAGACTGTCTTCAACAATCAAAGCACGTTTCTTGGCGCGGCTAGAGCCAACACGGGCCAGTTGAGAAGCGTGTCCGGCAGAGCGAACCCCTGCTTCGCCCTTGCCTGAGAGGATGTTAGAGATTCCCGATGCTTCTGAGAACATAGCATCTACTTCATGGATGACTTCAAACAAGTCGGGAGGCATCTGTGGAGCTAGACGCTCTGCTTTAGCGTTAGGCATATCCGATGCAAGCAGTCCTCCGGCACGGTTGAGAGCAAAGTTCTTCTCATCCAGTATGCCGGTAAAGCCAGTAAGGGTAGTTGGCGGGTTAACTTGCTTGGCTAAGATGTCTAAAATCTCAGTCATGCGCTGGTTTCTTAGCTGCTGTAAGAAGACAAGGCGCTGAACCTCTGATTGGCCCCAGTAGTAGTCGTACTGTGGGTTAGGACATATCTGCACAAACGGTAACTCACCACGAAGGAAGACGCTTGCTCCAGGTCTGTCGTAAATAATAATATCTGGGTCAGCCATAGTGACGACCTGATAGTCCTTAGTTTCGTCATTCCATGCCCAAAGTTCCGTCATCTTGACCGTTTCTTCTGCTACACGGGCTTTGTACCGGTTCATTCCGTACAAATCTAAGTTAACCGTCCCATAGAGCGTTGGGTTGGTCTGACTCATCACGATGCGGTCTAGCCCTTCGGGGATGTCATCCGTCTTACTGTGGACGTTCGTAGAGACCCGTTTTACAATCTGGTCCCGTTTTGGATGACTGTAAAGGCGATTGTACAGTTCTGACTTAGTAATGTAGTAAGTTTGGATGATTGCTTCTTGTCTATCGGTATACGGCGTGTCTTCCCGCAGCACACCAATAGCAGACGGCTCAATCATGTACGGATGTATCCCGTTATTTACAACTAACTTGATGTAAGTGGTGTTGTAAACGAGCGCCCAGGTTAGAGCGTTACTGAATACTTGGTCAGCATTAGAGTTGAGCCACTCATCATTCAAAGCAGCGGTCAGCTTAGGTATCTTTATCTGCTCAGAATCGGGAACGCCAGCTCCGGTGTTGATGGAGAATCTGGTGGTCTCTGCTGAGTAGAGAAAGGATGTTAGCTGGTCAATGTGTGGATAAATCTTGTTAAAGATGCAGGGAGATTCTTCTGGCCCTGAGCCAAACAAGAACCAAGACCGAAGTGAAGAGTAGTCGCCCTTACGCTCAGGCAAGGAGATTGAACACTTCTCTATCAGGTCTCGGTAGAACTGTTCTCTAGCATTATGTTCTGTTGGTATTCTCATTTTTTCAACTGTAGGTTATCGTGGTCAGCAACGTAGCTTGCGGCTTGCGGCCCCTTTAAGTCTCCGACTTCTTTCGGATTCATCCCAACGCTTTCCCCGTGTATCGAGCGAACTGCTTGTCCAGAGATGATGGACTTCATGTTTAGACCTCTGTATCCGCCACCCCAGATTGCGGAGTCACCAGCACGGGCTTCCCTTTGCGCTGGTTGAGGGATACTTTGACTCTGGGTTTCGACGTCGGGAGTTTTGTTGTTCCGTTTGTAGAAACCAGTTTGACTCTCACCTTCTCGCGTGGACTTGATGTTGGACATACCAAAGTCAATGGCGAGTTGCTTGATGTTTTTGTCGTTCTTTTTGGTTGTATCTGACCTTGTTCCTGTCGCTTGAAGAAAGACGACCATAACATCATCAATACATCCATTAGGGCAGACTGCCTCATAGCTTTCAAAATATCCATGTTCCGCGCATTTGTAATCGTGTAAAACCGACATAATTATCCCCTCCCGATGGTTTCGTCAAGTGTTTTTCCTGAATAGTCTGCTTTGTTGCTAATTCCTACTTTGATTCTTATCTCTCCATTCACTACTTGCAAGCCAGTAGTTCTTACCATAACCGGTTTTGCTTCCTTGCGATAAGACACGAATCTTGTATTATCCCGGTTCTGCATTACAGCCACTTGGCCTTTTCTCCAAGAAGCGTAACCCTTTGACGTTCTAATCTGAACATATTCTGACATAGGATATGTTTGATTGATGAAAACGTCCTTTATCGTCTGCGCTCCTAATCCACAAAGTTCAGCAAACAGATTAATGCTGATTCCTCTATCTTTGTCTGCTAGGAACTTTCTGACTTGGCGCATTAATTCTAACCGAGGTAACGGGCGGTTGGAAGAATTCAATTTGATACCCTATATCCATTAGAAAGTTTAAGAACTCCATCTCTCTGTAGTAAGTGCTTACTTCGCTTCTAGGCTTAGTAATCCGTATGGTGTAAGGAGCTACTAGCCTTCTTGTCTGAGCGTGATGACCTACTACTTTAGTAAAATCTATTCCGTCATGCACAATTGGACCTAGATGTTCAACAGAAAACTCCCTTGCTATCTCTGTTGGGGCATATTTCATGCCAAGTTGTTCAAAATCAGGCTTTAGTATTGCAGAAAGTTGTGCGTCTTCATTCCAGTTATGGATTTCATTAGCCCATCTGTGAGCAATGCCGTATTTGTTAGGCGCGTCCAACATTCTTTTGCTTCTCAGGCTAAAGCCACCGTTCTGTACAGGGACAGCGTTAGGGAATTCAGTCCATGAAAAATGGAGGTACAACTTGTCATCTACCTTTCCGCAATGGGAAGGAGCGCCAATATAGTCGTAATCATAGTAGTAATCATGCCAATTAGCGCCATTTAGGACCCATCCATCGTCCTGAACGATTAAACAGTAGTCTGTATCAATGAAAGATGAGAGGCAGTGGATGGTAAAGGTACTGTAGTCCCAATAATTAGTGATTCCAATCTTCTTCCACTCAATGCTTGCCGGTAGTTCTGCCGGTCTTTCTAGGGAAAGGAGCAGTCCTTTTGACCCAGGCAACTGAGATACGCTATGGACAATAGACGGAATAGCTGACGCTCCATTGTTGTGACCGTAGATAGAGACCACTGTTAGTTGATTATGTGTCATTGCGGCCTCCATAAACACCAATGCGCTTTAGGTAATCACTGACATTACGGCCCATAGCTACTTGTTCTGGAGTCTTAGTCTCTTGTGCGCGAGATACAGCACGGGAAACACGCTGCTGGATAAGTCTAGGCTGAACCTGTTCTGCATAGGCTGCACACGCTAGGGCGGTAGCAATGACTCTATCATCCTTATTACGGCCACTAGCTTCGATAGAGCCGCCATCACGGACGATTGTCTTCATCTCTTCTAGTAGGTCCATAGAGTAGACATCCATCATGCCACGCTCAAAGTAGTCCTTCATGTAGGACAGCATCCGTTCTTTAGTAGCGGAGGTTGTTAGCCAGCCAATGCTGTTGCTCATGCCGCCAAGCGTATCGTTACGCCGCCAGATGTAGTTCTGCATATTGCCGTAGACATCGAGCAAGTCTCGTCCCATAGTGCCGCCCATAGCTGACGCTTGACGCTTTAGGTTACGCAGCTCATTGATGACGGCCTGTCCTGGCCCATTGACTTCTAAGTTGAGAGTAGAGTTCTTGTATGCGCCGGCAAGATGGGCTATCACCCAAGCGAACTGGTAGGTGTTCAGCTCACTGGTCGCAAACTCAGCTACTTGCTCAAGACCGTCAGCATAGCATCGGTAGACTTGAATACAAAAACGGTCAGCCCAATCAGAACTGCCATAAGCGGGGTCAGCACCAATAACATAATAAGCGGTATCAATGGGTTCCTCCCACACGCTGAGAGTAGACATCCTCTCTGTAGACTTAATAACCTCGGTGTCTTGAAAGTTTGCTCCCATGCTGTAGCGGTAGTAGTCCGGGGCAATCTTCTTAGCAATCTTAGCGGCATCTGTACACCTCGAATTAGAAAAGAAACTTGTTCCACTCATTATAAAGGCATAGTCTTCTGTGGGAGGGAACTCCTGATACATCAGGGCATCATCCTTAATCCCTTCATGCAGCTTCCAGCGCCACCAAGCTATTTGTCTTGAGTTAATCTCTACGTCATACAGCTTCTTAATATCCTTAGTCCATTCCTTCTCTTCCGGCGTTAGCTTCCCATCCCAGTAGACTTTGTAGACATCGGAGTTCGGGTCAGCAGAATAAAACTGATTGCGCCACCACCCACAGAATATTGCCCTCTGTGTCTTGGCTTTCTTAGCAGTCATGTACATATCATGGAACATATTGAACCCACGAGCCGTAGATTCAAAGATATACAATCTGTTTGGATTCTGTTCTGCAAGTGACGCTAGCAGAGAGGCTAGGCCCTCTTCATCGCCCCAACTTGAGGTCTCAGTACCATGAAGGAAGGTTATCGCCTTACCGCGCCCCAGAGACCCCTTAGCGCGCAATCCCGCTACTTGATAGAATAATCTGGACCTATTCTTGAGAGAAAGCTGGTTTCTGTTGTGAGTTATGAGAGGAATCTTGTATTCCTTCGGCAATCCTTCCATATACATCGCTAAAGTAGACCGGAACATATCCCGATTCTCTTCTGTGTCTGTAGTAAGAGTTCCTTGCAGCCCTTCATTAGCAAAGTGCCAGTAAAGGTCTAGCGCTAGGCTGATTGTTGTGATTCCTAACTGCCGCCCCTTCAGAATGACAAAGAAGTGGATGTCTTCCTTCAATCCCTGGCTAATCTCATCCATAACATAGGTCTGCGTCCCAAGAAGGTTATCCATCTTGCGTAACCCAAGCTCTTTAGTCTCAATCTTGAGATGTGAGCAGAATTCGTAGAACTGTTTGAGGCTGAACTTCATTTGTTCCTCACTGTAAAGTTATTTAGGCTTCACTGTTAACTTATCTAAGTCCCACCGCGCTATCTTCTCGCAGTTTGTCCGGTCTTTAGCCAGCCCTATCAACTCTTTAACAAATATGGGCGAGAACCGGTTATTCCAATAGGCAACTAGGTTCCTCTTCTCAGCAGGCGTTAAGCATTGACGTACCTTGTTAGCCTCTATCTTGAGAGTTAAGCGGGTAGCCCTAAGCTGCTCCTCTACGGTCAATCTGTTCTCCAGAGAAGCGAGAACGGTCAATCTGTTCTCCACACCCTTACTCCGGTCCCTTCCTTCCTAGCTATGAACTTACGCCCTAGCTTCTTACTCGTTCTGTAGTTGGCATTGCAGACAATCTGTATTACACCGTTCTCTACAAAGAAGCTGTCTCCAACCTCCATTACCTTGTAAGGATACCGGCGTTTAGCTTCTGGAATGGGGATACCTTGACTTAACTCTACGTTCATCTTATTACTCCTAGTAAGCAGTATAGACATTATAACACTAGTCTGGTCACGAAAGAGGTTTCGTTACCAAATAATAGAGACATTGTAGTAGACAAAAAAAGACCCGAAGGAACTCTGGAGGGAGCGCCAACGGGCCTTTAAACCCTGTGTAGGTTTAGACATAATATTAGCATATCAGTACAAAAGTGATATTTCTTTTGGGGGGAGCTGGTAGGGGGGCACACACTTCACCGGACTCAGCCCATTTCATTTGTCAGAGTCAGAATGACGACGACGATACATGTATTCCATATCCGTTTATTGTCCATGATATCAAGACGACTGATAAACATATATTCAATTAAGCGGTATATGTGGCAACCCTCCCTGGTATCGATTTACTTCTCAGACTGTATATTTACTTATCTATTTATCAGTGTATTAATTTATATATGAGAGACGTATATATATATATATGTGACTATAGCTATATACGAGTATAAATGACTATAAACGACTACTCTGATATACGACATATAAACTATAAGAATATCTTATAGTATATATCTTGACCTAATCGTAATAACCTATATACTGATATACAGCAAGACAAGCAAATCCTAACTATAAAGGGCCACAAAATGACAATATATCAGGAAGTAACGAATAGCATCATAGAGCAGCTTGAGAAGGGCGCTGCACCCTGGATTAAACCCTGGTCAGCCGATTCTACAGCCGATAAGAATATCGTTAGTCAAAAGCCATACGCCGGTATTAATCGCCTTATCTTAGGTATGAGCGCCATGTCTCAGTCATTCAATACGCCGGTATGGGGTTCATTCAAACAATGGCAGGCTTTAGGTGCAAGTGTAAAAAAGGGTGAGAAGGGAACCAAGATAATATTCTACTCACCAATAACCAAAGAGAATAAGGCTACCGGCGATAGTGAGACATACAATCTCATAAAGGCTTACTTTGTATTCAATGCTAGTCAAGTAGATGGAATTGAGATAACACCAGTATCTATTCCCGATATACCTTTCGATTCTATATATGAAGCAGAACAGCGTATAGCTAAGACCGGCGCTGTAATATCTCATGGTGGTGATGCTGCTTTCTACTCACCAACACATGACAAGATACAGCTACCCAACAAGGCTACCTTCCAGGATGCCGGTAGTTACTATGCTACCGCCTTTCATGAGTTAACTCATTGGAC